CTGCCGCTTTTTCTGTTGCCGCTCTCTCCGAACTTGCGGCGGCAAGGCTGGATTGGGAGGCACTATTGGCAGCGTCTTCTGCAGCACGTTTTGATTCAAGAGCCTCTCTAGCAGATTTCGACGCTGAATTTGAAAAATCTTTAGCCTCATTCATTGCATCTTTTGAAGCGGCTTCGCTAATAGAGGAATGTCGTGCGCTCTCAGACGCAGCCTGCTCACTTGCAAGTGCACCTGCCGCACTTTTCGATGCTTCTTCAGCGGATTTGTTTGAAGCTTCTGCTGCTTCTTTCGCATTTTCTGCTTTTTGAGAAGCAACGCCCTCGCTCTCACTGGCTTTTTTCGCGCTTCTATCTGCAGCGAGAGCATTGGCAGCAGATGCTTCTTTATCTTTCTCTGCCTTTTCAGCACTTTTCACCGCTTCATCCCGAAAGTTCTCCGTGTCCTTGCATATAGCCAAAAGTTCTGCAGCACTTTTACTCAAGGCATCCAAAACGCTATCAGAAAGACCGCACATTGCGCGCCACCGATCTTTGCTATCCAGCATATACTGCCTTGCTTCTTCTATGCAGTATGCAACGCTCGTCGGTCGAGCATACTTTCTTACCCGATAAGAAGATCCTGTAGATGTACTCGTCGGCAATGTTTGTATGTCTTCCTTTGTGTCAGCATAGAACATATACCAAGCATCGGTTTCGGTCTCCAACTTGGTATCGGCAATGAGGATTGCCATTGCGCTCCCTCCTTTCAACTAATCCCGACTTCATCAGCAAACTTCATGAGCGCCGCTGTCTCAATGTGCATCAGCTCCGCCCATTTCTCGGCGGGCAGAATCTTCAGCCCATCTTCGGCCGGAAGCCTCACCTCGATTGGGAGACGGTCTCCGATTTCCAGATAACGGCGATTGTGATAGTAACAGCTTGCCAGAACACGCGCTTTGTGCGCCCAACAAATGGCTGTGGAGCGTTTATTGGCCGTACCGAATAATTCATAGTTAAGGCCGCTACACCAGCCACAGCCAGCTGATACAGGGCACTCTAAGCACTCCTGCGGAGATTGAGATGTACGGGTGATGGCATCCAATTCCGCTTTTGCCTGACGCTGGGCATCCGTGGCATACAGTCCATCATAGATGCTGCCGAAACGGACTTTCTGCGATTTTTCCTCGCCAATGGAAATCGGAGCGTACCGAATGCAGGGATAGGCACTCCCATCCGGTGCAAACGACAGCATCGCTCCCGTACCGCCGCAGAAATTATTGTCATCCTTAGCCTGTCCGCCCAAAAGGTCGTCCAGCATCGTAATCGTGACATCCATTCGTCGGGAAATAATGTAGTCAGAGACCATCTGCATCTGTTCATACAGTGTACGGCCATCTTCGGGAGTGTAGACAGGTTCGTAAGCGTAGTTGCAAGCGATTTCCACGCATCCCTCATCCAGCATCATTTTGATGCTGTCGGCAATGTACTGAAAAGATCCCGGAACAAAGGTCATCTTGGACGTAAGCCACCCAAAATCCTTTTTTCCTGCCTGAAATGCCTTCCATGCCAGCGAAAAGCTGCCAATCCCATGCTCATCCACTCTGTACTTGTCATGCAACTCTTGAACGCCGTCAATGCTGACAGTCACAGACATCATCTCATGGTATTTTGCGAACAGGTGCTGCGCCGCCGAAGAAAACCACAACTTGCCATTCGTCGCAAAGCTGATCCTCGTGAACGGCGCAAGCGGAATCTCTCGGCGGTAGCACTCTGAGAACCAGTAGTCGCAGATGTGCTCAATCAGTTCGGCTTCAAGCAATGGCTCTCCGCCAATAAAATCCAGCACAACTGCCCGCGTATTCTGATTTACGAAATCGGACTCATTTTTCTCGTACAGGTCAAGGATGTAATCTACGACCTTTCGCCCGGTCTCGATGCTCATTCGCTCAACGCTCTTGTGGTGCTCATAGCAGTATGAGCACCTGAGATTGCACCCGCTTGTCACTTGGAACGTAATGTTCCGGCAACAGACGCGGTTCTCAGCCGCAGTATCGCGCGCATACAGCCTTTGGACCATGTTTCCATAATCCTCAATTCGCCGTTGCTTCAAGGAGAACGACCTCCTCTCGAACAAAATCAAACCTGTACTGCACACCCGCCGACGTCTGATGGTCAAGATACCGGGAGATCACCATTTCCTGTACCATCTTCAGCTTCATTTGAGCCGCACGGCACAGTTCTGCATAATGGCGGATCACCTTTGCGGTTTCCGGATTTGCATCCGCGTTAAGCTGGCGGCACAGAACCGCCATCAGCGCTTCAAAAGAGCTTGCTTCATAGTAAGCTCGCTCCACCGCTTCGCTTTCCGCCGTGGTCAATTTAATGGCTTTCATATTCTTCTCCTTAGCAGGCATCCATCTTCGGGAGGCGGTCTGCGATCTGACGGTAACGGTCACGAATCTTGTTCATGGTTTTCATGGCGTCAATCAGTTCCCGGAGATTGCCGTTGAAGTCCAGCCGCAGATACTCAGTAAGCACCTGCAAAAGATACCACATCGAAAAAATGTCGGCATCCTCAGTGCAGTTATAGCTTGCCGCGCCTTGAATCGTTTCTGCACATTTCAGATTTTTTGTCACCGGGTTGCCAGAAAAATTGAATGTGCGCGCCGCCAGCCCGATGGACAGAAGATTCTTCCGTTCATCGGGCGCTTCAACCCCGCACGCCTCCAGCGCAGACAGAACCACCGTAGAGCAGTAAACCACCCAATCATCAAAGTCCGTTGCGTCCAGCGCACAGAGGGTACCCGTGTAACCAAGACACCACAACAACTTGTCCTCATTATTCGGCGTTGCCGCAAGCAGGACGCTCCAATCGTCTGCTTCAATGTTCTCTTTTGCAAGCAGCTTCAGAAGCGGAAGATTCCTGAGATAGGATTCTTCCGTTCCTGCATCTGCATTCTGTGCAAAATGAAGCGTTGTCTCCATTTGGATTTCTCCTTTCATCACGATTTGCTCCACAGGAAGCCAGAGCAGCCACTACAACCACCGCTGCAGGATCCGGAGCAGTCATCTGCGCACGTTGAACTGCACCCCGTGCAAAAGACGTCACAGCCGCTTCTGCATTGAGAACCACAGCCTCCAGAACAGCCGCCGGAGCAATGGTTAGAGCAGTCACTTCCGCAGTTGAATGCACAACCAAGGTTCACACAGCTGCCGGAGCAGTCATTCGCACACGTCGAACTGCATTGCTGGATACATTTACTTGAGCAATTATCAGAACAGCTGCTTCCACAGCCGCCCTCACAAGTCGAAGAGCACCCATCACACGAACCATAGCAGCCGCCCGAACATCCGCCGGAGCAGGAACCAGAACAGTTATTTGCGCAATTCTTCGTGCAAGTTGTGTTACAGCCTCCGATGCAACTTCCAGTGCAGCTTCCCGTACAGCTTCCCGTACAGGACCCCGCGCAAGTGCCGGCACAATCATTCGCACACGCCTTTGTGCACGTTCCCGTACACGAACCCGTGCAGGACCCCGTACAGGACCCCGTGCAAGTGCTGGAGCAGTTATTTGCACACGCTCTAGTGCAGGTTCCCGTGCAGGACCCCGTGCACGTTCCCTGGCAGCTTCCCTTGCATCCGCCAGCGCAATCATTGGCGCACGATGCCACGCAAGACCCTGTGCAGCTCCCAGTACAGGAGCCTGTACAGCTCGTGCAAGCCGTATTGCATCCCGTAGAACATAGGCCTGAACAGCGGCCAGCACACCCGCTTGATGTAGCGGTTTCCGGGATTGCGCTCAGCTCACTCAACACCGCCGCTGCTTGACTCAGCCTGCTCGCTGTGATTTGCACCCCATTCCCGGGCGTAGTCGATGTTCCTTTGATTGCATCCAAAGGCTTCGTAATTTTTTGGATGTGCTCGTTTTTGATGTACGCGCCTGCTTTCGGTTGTGTCGAGAAGTCGTATGCAGAGTCGTTATAGCTCGCCATGCTGCCGACGCTCTGCCCTCGCGCTGTTCCCTCCGTTTTCCCGCGTCTCCCTATCTCAGCCTTGAGCAAGGCTTTGATTTCGGAGTAGTCCGAGGGATAGACTTTTTGCCCCCAGTTAGCCATTAAGCACCTCTCACTCTGACTTTAAGCCGACGCTGTTCAGTCAAATTGTCACCCTCAACCGCATAACCAACCACTTTGCACGGGTCAACATATTCACACGGTTTTGCCGCACGGCCAACCCCCGGAATATGGGAAAGCACAATGCAGTCTCCCGTGTTTACCGGGCCAATGACCTTTGTGTGGACACGTCCGGCAAGCGAAACAGGAATAAAACGGGGAAGATTCTTTTTCAAGAAATCCTCCCCATCATTGACCCGCTCTCCGCCGATCAGCATTCCGTATTCGTCCGAATGGATTCCAGCAATCCGGCTCGAAAGATTGGTTGCTTTGACATATTTTTCTTGCCGGCTGTTAGTATCCAGCGCAATAATATCACCCGGTTCGGTGTCCTCGCCGCGGGGCATCAGCTCCGCGTAGTCGTTGTAGACCGCTTCAAACACTCGTTTTGCATGAATGTCCTCGCTCGCAGTCACCGATCTAAAATGCGCATCTCCCGCAGAGCTGACGTAGTGCGCTGTGCCATTTGCAAAATAGACCGTTCCCGTAAAGGTACCGCCTGTGTTCCGCATAGCGCCAAGAGCACGACACGCATCAGCAGAGGTGCCAGCGCCAGTACCGCCGCGTTCAATCGGCAAATTCCCGCTTGTAATGTCACTTGCCGAATGGCTGTGCTTATCCGCAGCAAATGCGTCCGCGTGCTTTCCGTCCAGCATATCTGCATTGCATCCAGACATACGCCCATACTCAGAAAGCAGCGCCACAATCTGTTCCGCCGTAAAGCTTTCTTTCGGCAATGCTGCGTTTGCCGTACTCTTAACCGCCGAAACATCCGAAATGTTCTGATTTAGCAACACAGACAGAATATAGAACACCATGTTAAACTGTTGACTTGTCGGTTTTCCGTTCAAGCCGCCAACGATTGCGGCCCATCCATTTCGCCAATCGTCAATCGAAATTTCCTGCCGAACGCCCCCAACCGAAAATGCCACCTTGGAATAGTCGGCCAGTTCCGCTCCCGAACGTGCATCCGCCATAGAATCACCCCCTGTTAATTGATTGATTGGGCAAATATTCCTTTACCAAATCCAGCAACTCGCGGATTCAAGTCTGTGAAACCAAATGTCTCTGCGTCTTCAGTTGAGCAGTTAATTCTGACCTTCACTCCAGCAGGATGTACCACCAAGTCATGTGTGCCAAGAATCGCCAGAACCAAATCGGAGAATGGCGCCGAAACTGAAAGGTAAATTGTTGCCGGGATGTCACGTCGCTCACTATAAACGACCTCTGTTGCATCAAAAATAATCATAGTGGCCTCGATTATTTCATCCGGTGTGCAATGACATGAATTAACATAAGCTTTGTACTTCAAGCAAATGCGATAAACATCATCGTTGTCTGCCAATTCGCGGCTTCCAATCATCGTCCCAGCCTGCTGACGAGTAAGGCATACCAACTGGCCGATTCGGTCAAGTAAAACGCCATTGCATATATCAATGTTGTTAATCCACTCAAATCCTTCCAGTGCCGCAGACAAGTACTCATACTCAGGGGCAAATGCCCAAACAACTCCGTCGAGTACAGACATTTTTTCCACTTTAATTGTTTTTTCGTTCAATGTCTCAACTGCCATCGCTTTGCTCCCCGTTTATCGTCTCTTGCAGAACCCATTTTCCCGTAGAGTTCCTTTTATAGACAGCCAGAGGACTAATCACTCTTGCAGTACTCCCCATCGTGCAGTTGTTAGGAAGATTTTTCAAATCTTCCTGTGTATCGCACACATAGTCGCCCAGACAGCTTTCCTCATACGATTCAAGCTGAAATTGCGTTGGGAGTTTGGCATACAGCTCTTTATAGGCTGAAATCATGCTTTTACCACCCGAATTCCATCCATTGTAACAACTGGTTGCTGGCTGATACTGACCGGAACAGCCCCTGTAAGCATAGCACCGTCCTCTACATCTTCAATATCCTGCTTTTCCGAAAGAATTCCTCGAATTTCGATATAATCAATGCCAGACACATTCTCTATAATGGGTCTAATAAACTTTTGCAATCGAATAGGAGATCCCACCAAGAGTTTTTCCGCCATTAGCAGTGACTTGATTCTAGTCTCAAAATCTGCATCCAGTTCATCATTGCTCGTGACCTTAACAGACAGAAGTAAATAGACATCCTTGACACGTGTAAATTCGACATACTGCCGAATTCCATTTATATCTGTAGCATATGCGTAATGACTTCCGTACGCTCGAATTCCACCGGGCTTATTTTTCCAGATAATATCCGAAACATCCTCATCCAAACCACCTTGCACGATTATCTCAATGCAGTGTGGCGGGCGCCCAGCCGCATCTTTCTCGTCGTTGTCATTTTGATAGCCCGCGGCGAATGTCACACCCTCAACATCACTATAAAGCAATGACACAATAGCGTTGACTGTTCCTGTACCGCGGCTTGCCACGCGATTAGTATAACTAGCACGAGCCTCAGAGTCTTTCTGTGTCAATCTGCCCTTTATGGGTGGAATTTCATTTATGCAGGAGTCCCAGCCGTCAACAGAAGTCACGATTTGGTCGATGGTCTTATCTGCCTGCACATAGTTTCCGTATTCGACGCTCTCAAAAAGGATGTTGCTGGTCACGTCAACAACCGTAATGTACCTGCAAAGAGATGCAGAAAAGCTGTCGGCCGCGCCAGAGGCCGACAGCACAATCGTATGCTTTCCCTGTTCATCCGCGGAATCTTCGACTTTGATGCCAAACTTGGTGAGCGCATCGAATTTCTGAAGCTCTGCCAGGATTTTTGTGTAAGCATCACTGTACGAACTCACCGAAAGCTGTTTTGTGATGCTGGCCGACTCGGAATAGCTGCCAACTTCACCCGAAGTCGCATTTCTGGACACGCCAAATTCAAACGTAATCGTTCCACTCACGCTCTCGATTGGTCGGATTCCAATTCTTTTCCAGTTTGCACTTGAAATCGTGGATACGCCTTTGGCTCGGAATTGACGTTGTGGATACGTACTCGACTGAACCAGCGCACCTGCAGGAATTATCGTTCCCTCTCGCCCAGTGCAGGACAACGTATACTTTGTGCGTGCCTGTCCAATGCGGTTGACACCTCCGATCTGCATAGCATTATCCAGTGCAATCCCCTCCGCAGTGTTCGGAAAGAGTTGCTGATAACTTGCCGCAAACGATTCCCACATTTCCGCCGGGGCATCAGAAAAAATTGTAAAAAGCACATTCATAACACTTTGCGGATTCTCGGACGGATTCACTCCAATTTCATCCTCAAATCTCTTACAGGAAGCATTATAAATTTCATCCAGTCGCCGCATCGAAAATCCATTAGCCGTTATTCCGTATTCCATGCGAAAGGTTCACCTCGCTTTCCAGCACTCCCTCTATCGTTTTTGCGGTAAATTTTGCAGAGAGAGTTCGTTTTTTCTTATTCATCACAAGGTTTATCGAGCCAACGCTTGTAACTCCAGACACGCTTAAAATCTGGTCACGCAGCGTTTTTTCGATAAGCGCTCGGTTTGGCGTCTTCACTAAAATCGATTCAAAATAAGGCACGCCCATCTCAGGATTAAAGACCCACTCGCCCTTGATCCACCTCAATTTGATTTGGATGCCCTGTCGAACCGAGTCGATGATTGTAAAATCTCCGCTCTCGTTTATCAGCAGGTCTCCGCTTTTGGAGAGCGCAAGGTCTCTTAAAGCCATTACACAGGTCCTCCAGTTTGTCCATGCACGCCGGCGTGCGTGTGCGTATTCATCACAATTCCGCCGAGCGTCAATGTGCCGGAAATTGTCACGTTTCCCGTCACCGAGATATTGCCATTCACCTTGGTGTTTCCCTTGATGCTCAAACTCGGAGACACCACATCAACACTCGAAGTTGATGCTGTAACAGTCGTGCTGCCTTTTTCCATCTTTATGGAATCAGATGTCACCGTAATTTTGGTATCATCCTTTTTGATTTCGATTTTGTCTTTCGTGACCGTGATAGTAGAGCTCGGCGCAAACATGATGGCCGCTTCTTCGCTCCCGGCCTTTTTTACCTGCTCACCCGGCGACTGGTAAAGGCCCGGAAGCAAAGCTGCATTCGAAAGATCCCATTTGAGGTCTGTTCCTGAGCCGCCCTCGTTGAAGAGAGCAAGGCACCCGTCATCCGACTTCACCGGAAAGGCAAAACCAACCGTCCCACCTGCTCCACAGGGCATCAGAATGATGGTGCCTGATATTTCCGGGTAAGGAACTTCTCGGCCATCATCTGTCGTCACCTTGAGGTTCGGGGTAAGCTTTGCAGTATGGTTATTCTCTACCTTTCCGACCTTTGAGGGTGCAGATGTATGAATCGAATCTTCCATCAGCCGCCCAACAAGGGAAGATACTGCATCAAGGAAGTCCTGTTTCACGTCACTTCACCTCCACAAACAGCGCTACACATTTCCAGTCGTCGCCCTCTGTGTCGCCGGTAAATTTAATTTTGGACGCTCGATAATTGCCTTTGTACGATTTTGAGTCAATTTTTACATAATCGTCCACTTGGATATGGCCATTAAGTACATAGGTGACTTCGATGCCCTTTTTCGCCTTGCGCTTGGAAGCATTGCTGCTCTTTTTATCGCTCGTAGATGCAGACTCAAAGACAGGCTTCGGGGAACCGATAAGGCCCGTGCTTGCGGACAACACATAAGCGGCCATTGTTATTGGCTCGTCCAATGCGCAGATTTGGACAATTCCGTTTTGCAGGCTCCAGCGCATTTTGCTGCGGTTGCAAACCCTTTCAATCAAGGTTTTTCCTGCCCCTACAAACGCAAAATTCGTGAAGTCTATCAACTTAGCAGACTTGGAGAATTTAACCTCACAACCCATAATCTGCGCCGCGTCGCGCACGATTTTATCTCCCGAAACCGTGCCGGAATAGCTGAGGCTTACTGTGTTGTCTCGGCACGATGTAAAGCTATCCACAAACTCTATTGTAGTTTGCTGATCTGCGCCACTCTGCTCAGTTTCAAAGTACGTCAGAGTTCCGCCCATTATCGTGGGCAGGTCGTCCTTGTACCCTGCACTCAGCTCAATCAAGCAATCCTCTTGTTCCAACAGGCGCAGGGTCTCATCTGCCAAGTTCCACAACGTAATTTTTCCGGTGTTGGAACTTGAGCTGTCACCAACTTCGCAGGAGAATTGACACCGAAGCGCTCTGCCCGTTGCCTCATTTGGCTTGCCGAGTTCTCGGCCCGTGGAGTTGTTCTTTCCGATTCGTACTCTGTACTGACGGCCAAATTCTTCCATCACTGCACCCCCATCTGTTCAGCCGGCAGATAGTACAGGTGAGCCACCGCATCAACGAAATCTTGCCTGCCGATGCGTTCCTTGTCTGTTTGAACGCCAAGGATTCCCGGCGGACCGTTCGAGTTGAGATAGTAGAAGTTCCAGATTGCTCCCGGCACGAGCTTTGCCATGCCGATTTTCATCTGCATATCTGCATCGTAGATACTCAGCATCCAAAATTCTCCGTAAGCGTTCCATGTAACCCGGAGGTAATAGTATGTGCCATCAAGGTTTACGCGCATCACCGAATCATTGCGATCCGGCACGGAAATCTCGTAGTATTCCATTTGCACACCTCACTTGAAAAGGCCAATGGCTTTTGCGCCAGAACACAAAATGCTGGATTTTGTGGCCTTTTCATCCTTCTGGGTGCCAGATGTAGACGATGAGCTTTTTTGTCCAGCGCCCGTGTTTTTCTTAGATGTTCCTCCGCGAATGTACTTCACGCTGATATTTGCCATATCGGTGGAGTTGATAGACGCTTGCTTCAGCTTGATGGTCAGCCGGGTACTACTGCCGTCCTCAACCGTTCGAGGGGCGGTAATGCTCGTGATGCACATATTTTCGTAGCTGTCGCCAGCCGCGGTAAACGAAACCGGAGTCTTTTTCAGCCACAGCTGGCGAAGTTCTTCAACCATCGTCTCAACACGGCTCGATGATGCCGCGTGTTGCTCAGCCCATGTGACAGGGCTATTGGTGATGATAGCTTCGATTTCCAGCTCACGGGGTTTTAGGCAGATGTTGTCCGTAATGGAGTATCCTTCCTCTGTTGCATACTCCGGCACATCACAGGTCATCGTTTCTGACCTTTTGATGATTGCATCGAACTCAAATCCGCCGAGGGATGCAGGTTGCTTTGCCAGCACAGCGCATCACCTCCCGTAATTCAACGCTCTCGCCAATTCATCCGTGGACTGCGTTTCCTGCGAACGAACCGTAGTACTCAAACGGTCAGCAGCAGCTCTTTCCGTGACTTGGAATGTGTACTGCTGCTTATTTTCCTGCTTCACGTTGATTGACTTATTGTTGGTGGTCTGGGATATAGGCTTCTGCGCCGCTGTTCTGGTAGACACTGGACGGCCTCCAGAAATAAAGGTATTCGTGGCTTTCCGATTTGCTTCCGTGTTCGTGCTTTTCGCGGGATTCCCTGTGTTGTTGGCAGGTCTTCTTTCCGTTCCTGCGCCAGTTGCCCTTCCAGAACCTTTTGGCTTTACAGATTGGCTATCACCCGCTTCGTCATCAGAATCAGCACCATTAAAGAATTCTTTAACGCCACTCCAGAGATTTCTCGCCCACTGAATTTTGTCTCCAAACCAGCTAAAGAATCCTTTCAGCAGATTCCATGCGTCGTTCATGGAACCCACCAACGGATCCCACAGCTCACCAAAAACTGCTCGTCCAATGCCGTTCAAAATATCGAGAAAATCTTGCCACAGCTCTTTGCAACCTTGAAGAAACTGTGTCCAATCTCCTGTCTGAAATCCAGTGATAAGACCGCCCAGAAGGTCGAACAAGTGGCCACCCAAAGTAACAATATCCGCCGTCAGGTCAACGCATCCCTGCCACAGCCATTGCAGAACTGCAAGCACGTTATCGCCGTGCTCACTCCAGAATTGCTTCAGACTATCAAGGGCATTTTTTCCGAATTGTTTTGCATCAGAGAAGAAATTCGAGATTTTTTCTCTGAGCGCATCGACATCCACGCCAGCATCGCTTAAGAGTCGCCCAAAAACGCTGTCTCCGCCTTGCAGGAAAGTAAAAACATCTTCCAGCACAAGGAACAACAGAAGCCATTTTGCGGCTGCAAGCGCCGTTTGGACATTAAATCCTTTTAGCAACTTTACGGCCCCGCCAAGGAACGACAGCACCTTATTCCCGTTTGTTGCGAGAAAAAGTGCCGTCGCTGCCAGCGCAATTAACTTCAGTAGCTGTTCCACGCCGCCCAGCTTATCCGAAACACTCTTGAGCCACGATGTGAATTTTTGTGCTTTCCCTATCAGAAAATCACTTATATTTTTTATTTCGGTTCCAATGCGGGTCGTGATATTGAGCATATCGTCCATGCTCGCAATCCAAAGTCCCCACTGATTTCTGGCATAGGTAAGAGCGTCTCCAATTCCAAAGCCAAGTTCATCAAAGTTCTTTTGAATGTCACTTTCCGCCGCGAAAAACGCTTCTTTCAGTTGCTTTGCGGAAAGTTTTCCGCTCTCTGCCAGATTTTGAAGTTGCTTTTCGGACACCCCCATTGCAGACGAAATGGCTTTTACAACCTCTGGGGCTGCTGTCTTTAAGTTGGAAAAGCCAGACTTGTCCAGCTTGCCCGAAGAGATGGCCTTTTGCAGCACGCTCATGGTGCTGTCAAGATTCGTCTCTCTGCCGGATCCCTTTTCCAGTTTTTCGACAAGCGAAACAAACTTTACGGCATCATCAACCGGGAACAGTTTGCTGTTCAGCTGCACCAGCTTTGTCACGTCCCCCGCCATAACCCCGTATTCTTCACGGCAATCCTGAGCCCCTTGCAGAATCTTTTGCTGGATTTCCGCTTGGTCTCCCAACTCGCGGGTTGCTCCGCGAATTACATCGTTAATGCCGCCAAATTCTTCTGCTATGCTGCTCAGCTGCGTAAAAGAGAATCCAATTCCGATGACGCCAAGAGCCTTAGCCGCAAAGCTTTTCACCTCACCAATGGCGCTTTTCGCCTCGTTGATGGAGCTTTTATCAACTTTGAACAGAATCTGGTTTACAAACTTTCCGATGACCGTCTCTCTTGCCGCTGGCACTTACTCACCCCCTCTCTCTTTTTGGCTCCTACTGTACTCAATGTCGCGCTGCATCATAATCAGGTCATACAGCTTCAGCATCTCATCCAGATTGTAAACATAGGTCAGCTCATACATGGATGCGACCCGTTCACGAATTAGGGTATACATTACCCATTCGAGGTCTGTAACTCGTTCGTTATCGAATTCTCCGTATTCTTCGAGCGATCCCCCCGGCGCACTTTGATAAGGCCTCCAAAGAGGGTGCTCGCATCTTTGAAAAAACCGCTGAAATTCAGTTTGATAATCTCAGCGCAAAGCGAGAACACTCCTGCAAGGTACTGGCAGAAAATCTCATCGAACTCATCCTCAGTGACAGGCTGATAAGACCCTCTGTCCGGGTCTCGATAGCTCACATTGCTGTGCTCCATGATAAGCTCAGAAACCAGTTTAGAAAGCGCTTTTCCGTTAATGCGTCCCAGCGCTTTCGTCAAGGATTCCGTGTCCAAATCCACACCGTCGAACATTTCCATTTCAACGGCATCCTTATCATCGCTTGCCACAGCCACAGAGCCGAGGATGGGCAGGAGAATAGATGCCACGTCACCAAAAATATAGAGGGCGTCTTTAGCTCCAAACGGGCGAATCTTGAACTGGTATTCGCCAATGGAGACATCGCGCATCTCCATCCGTTTCATTTTCATGTTACATCATCCTTTCCTTATTCCGGGGCAAACTCGCCCACACACCGGATGGTCCACTCCTGATCGCCGCCTTTTGCGCCGTACACGATGGGCGCGGGCTTGGACACCCATGCCTTAGATGCCGTAAACTGGGGGTTATCTCCCAAATCACGAATCATCAGCGGGAAGAAATAGCCTCCAGAGGACTGCTTTTGCAGGTTGTAGAGCTTACGCAGAACTGCGTTTGACTTGGAACCATACTTGAAAATCATCTTAACTTCATAGCGAGGGTCATCGGAGTTGGAAACTACGACTTCGCCATCGGCGCCCGCCTCATCGGTGATACCGTCACCCTGCGGCGTAATAGTGATACAGTTATCACCTGCAAAGCCGCTCGGCATATGGGAGCCGATTGCGCAGATGACATTCTTAAAAGAATAAACGTGAACATCGGCACGAGCCATTTAACACATCTCCTTTCGCTTAATAGTTCAACGTACCGCCAATTTCCGTTGCAATCAGCGCACCAGCCAACTGTGCCGACCACTTCACTTTCGGCAGCACGCGGGTCTTGCGTGTTGCCGCATCCAGCTCTGCAGCTTTCGGAACGGTAATGGTATAGGACGGGGTAATAGTTCCAGTTGCTTCGTCGCTAGACGGCCGTGCGATGCCACCCGCTTCCACGCCTGCATCCAACGCCGCAGTCACGGCATTCTGAACCAGCCCGATACCGGGATCCGTATAAGGAACCTTGGGCAAAGACAGCATCAAATTGATAACATTCTGCTGAATCTGAGTCTTGAGCCAGTCACGGAAGCGAATAGTGTCAATCCACTCGCCTGCGGACACCTTGCCGCCCTGTACCATTGCCTGACTGCCGATGGTGGTGTAGTACGAGACATTGCGGCTTTCCAAGCTGGCGATGTCCGTGGTGGACAGGCTCTGCGCCTCGACCATGCTGAGGGACTTATACGCCCACAGTTCGCTGCCCGGCTCATACGACAAGAACTTGGCCGCATATGCCGCATTCACGCAGTCGTTTTCTTTCGTTGCATGAATGACGGCTGTGCGGAACATCGCATCGGAGACAGGCGATGCGGAAATTCCCGTAGTCTCACAGACGCAGAACTTCTCATTGGATTCCGTCCAGTCTGCAATGCTCTGGTAAAAATCCTCCTTGATGCCTGCCGGACAGATGCAGTACCAGCCCGGGACCGCCTTTGCGCGGTCAAGAGTAACATCTACCTTTTCCGCTGATCCGGAAGTTGTCTTCTGAACAGCCACCATCACCATGGTAGCTTTGGGCGACTGGGCAAAGACCTTGGATGCGGCGATATAAACCGGGTCGTCCGTCGAGAAGCCGGCACTCTTCAGGTCCTGCGTGCCGGTATAGCCAGCAACATCGGGAGTCATATGACCGCCGGGAGTTTTCGGCAGGGGACCGATGATAAGGATAGTGTCATAGCCGCCGTCGATTGCCATTGCTTCCGAAATAGCAATATCGACCTTGATGATTTGGTCAATGGTCATGCTTTCACTCCTTTATTCCTTGATTTGTGGTTCAATTTCAACTTCTGTGAAATATCCGGCCTGCGTATCTGCAAGCTCTTTCGATGCCGCGCTGTCGTGGTCGGCAATGTACTCACCGTCCTGCGGATGCAGTGCTGCATACTCCTTCGTGTTCTGAACGAAATCCACAGAAAAAGAACAGCGCGCCCGTTCCACACCAGACACGCTGTTATAGATTTGCTCTGGGGTTCCTGTGGCCGTTACCGATATGTTCAGCAGACGCATTTTGTCCTCTGCGTAAGGGCTTTGAAAAAAGCGGATGCTCTGGGCAAGGTCGTCAACAACCGTTGACAGCAGAGTCTTTTTTACTCCGTTGCCGTGAACCACCTTGCTCTGCGCAACCAGCTCCGCAGAAAACGGCATGGTCATGTACCATGTCTGCCGCAAAATCCCATCATCAACATACTCGTCAATTTGAGAACTGTCGGCGGCATCAAAGTCAAGCACGACGTAGGGCGCAGGCGGGCGGGCCGCATTGCCGGGGTAGGAGTAAATGACCGTGCAGGCAGGGTAAAGCTCCATGAAAAACTTCCGAATCTCGGCCCTGCACTCAGCTTCCGTCATCGTCTTTTTTCCCCCTTTCATTCTCGCCATCGACCGCCTCAAACTCCGAAATCCAGTGCGACAGGATGGTGTTCCCCCAGTAAATCGACGACTTGCAGACGTACCACTTGCCCATGTAGAACAGGCGGTCACCGTCCGTCTGGTCGTCAGACTCCGCCGGGTAAAGCTCCATGTCGCTGTACACCGTCAGCGTTCCCGTGGTCGTCCGACCCGCCGGGTCATCTTGGTTCCGCCTCGTCTTGGCTTGAACATCCAGCATAAGCTGCACATCCTCATACCCGGCGGACGCCACACCATCTTCCCAGCTGGTTCTTCCGTACCGCCGCACTTTGTAAGGCCGTTTGAAGATGTTCATTTTTCCCCTTTCACGAGGCGAAATCCGCACTGCTGTCTCATGGTTCCAGTGTCAATCAAAGGCTTTGTAGAGCCTTTTCCGTCAATATGGACCGGGACAGGGCCATTTTTGCCGTACTCGTTTACCATCCATCCACCCTCAACCGTAATCGGCGCATTAGGTGTCCAATCTTCGTCTCTGATAGCGTCCTGAATCATAGAACTAGCTTGAGCGCCGATTGCACTCGCTACAGTTTCGGCGGTATTGAGGTTCGACGCCGCTTGCTGTGAGAACTCCGCCAATTCATCGGGGTGCTTTTGAAGTGCATCCATGAATGGACGTGCTGGGATCATCACGGAGCCATCCTTATGCAAAGTCCCATAGTGATTCCAATAGGCAATCTCTGCCAGCGAGGTCTCGCCGTCAATCGCCATTTGATTGGCTTGGTATCCGACCTCAACAACGATGTCTTCCAGTTCATCCAGCATTGACAGTGCCGCTCTTCCCTCCGGGGTCAGGTCGAGCCCAAATTCTCCGGCAATAGCCATACATTCACCCTCTTACCGAATCATAATGGGAACGATATGCCTGTTCCGAATCTCGATGAACTGCAACCCATACGATGTGAGCTGATAGGCTGCGTCCCCCGTTGTTCCCGCAGTAGACGTCGCAAAGGAAATGCTTACGCCACCTTCGGATACGCTGGCAAGGCGTCCAGTGTTGGCGATGGTTCCCAGCGAGTTATCGCCGCTGCCGGCCATCTTCATGGCGTGGCACGTTAAAAGAGCCAGCGCCAAATTATAATCAGTGCCGAATTTCTTTCTGGAAATAACAGGGGCTTGAAGCTCAATCCAAAACCCGATGTCATCATCGGACACCTCTTTGAACTCCGCTCCCACCATCTTCACGATTTTGGTGACCGCCGCAACATCGACGGTGTCCATCAGGACTCGTCCTCTGCGGCTTCCTCTGCAACGGTATTAGGCTCCGTATCGGGAGCCTTTGCCTTGCCGCGGGTCTTCTTCTCTGCGACCTCCTGCACATAGCCCATGCTGATGTAGAACGCCACAGCATCGGCATAGACGGTTTCGACCTGCGCAGTTTCGCCAGGAAGCAGAGAGACATCGCCAATGCAAATCGGCTTTACGCTGATATTCTTGATTTTCATAAGCAGGCTCCTTTCTTACAGGCCGTAGACGAGGCAGGCGGACAGCGGATAAGGAATAACCATGCCGGCGTCGCGGCCCTCGCAGTTGATGACGATTTCGAGGTTGCGGTCCTGCGGCGCATGCTGGAGGAACGCCATAGGCACATCATGGTACATCTTATCGGCATCCTTGGTGTACAGCAGGCCGATGTTCTTTCCGGTGGTGTTGTAGTCCTTGTTGCTCTTGGACAGCTCGCCAGCAGTCTCCCAGTTTTTGATCTGGGGAGTGTGCTCCTTGATGTAGGACAGCACGGATTCGCCAGTGCCATCGATGCGACGCAGGTTCAGAGCGGTGTACAGGTCGTTCGGCATAACCCAGCTGTCCGGGTGCTCAACGCTCTGGGTCAGAGTGTCGATGTAGTTCAGGATGCCGGCAATGTCAGCGGCGATCTCATCGGCAGTCTTGTTTGCCCAGTCAGCCTTGCCCCCAGCACCGTTCTGCAGTGTGTAGACGGGGATATTGTTATCCGAAGAAAGGATACCAACGATTTTTGCCTTCTCGTCGCCGTTCCAGATCAGGTGGTTCACCTTGACATCATAAACCCGGCGGGCGGCTTCGGCACGGACAGCATCCAAAGACTTCATGATGCCCAGAACGGCGTTCCGGCGGCATGCGCGCAGCTCCTGCACGTTGTAACCATAGCTGTCACCGATGTTGACGATTTCGGCACGATGGGGAGTGCCTTTCACGTCAACACGCGGCAGATCCGAAGCGTAGTTCGCGATGATAGCAGCGAAGCCGACAGGCTCATAGGAGTAGTACTCGGTGTAGCTTGCACCCTCATCCGTATCGCTTGTCTGGGGGAACAGCTTCAGGCCGGACAGCTCCGGGAACTCCTTGTCGTATGCCTTGGTCTTGATGTGCGCCAGCTGCTTGGCAAAGAAGATGCCCGCATTGTCCGCGCCGTCGTGACGAAGCGAAGCACCGGGGAACGGGTTGCGATAGGCGCGGTTAATCAGCGAAGCGCACTTCGTCTCCAGAGCGACGCGGTCCTCCTCGCTGTAGCCGTTCGCGGGGTCGAAAGGATTGAATTTAGACATAGATTTCTACCTCCTTAAAGCTGAGTCACGAACTGAGCAGGGGCGATGCCGTTCACAGCCGCGCCGATGAAGCGCGCCTTCACTGCCAGATTGGTTCCCTTGGTCGGGGTAAACTTTCCGGCGTCAGCGCCAGTGGTCACAAGGTACACGGGCTGGCCATAGGCAGGCTCCACCGAATCGACCAGCTGCACCCACAGCTTGCCGGACTGGCAGACATCGACGATCTGGTTCTTCCGCAGGAGTACGGCACCATCATCGTCCATCTCGACATTGGCGCTGTACATCACAACGCCCTCGAACTTGTCAGCAGTTACGTCCGTTGCAGGAAGCGCAATGTCCTTTCCCGGCTCTGCACCCTGCACGACACCGTATCCAAAGCACAGCGCCTTATCCTCAGCGCTATTGCGGCGGGTCACAGCTTCATACTCGGCCCGGTCATAAAGGCCACCGGGCATGCCGCGGCTCGGCTCACCGTAATTCATCTGTACAGCCATATTGCTCATAGCTTAGTCCTCCTTTTCGCCAGCGTGACGCTGGATCATGCGGGTACGAGCGGTGTCGGGGTCGTTCTTGGCACCCGCGTTACGGGTCGCCGCATTTGCGGAATCCGCATTGAACACCTGCCGACGCTGATCGTTCACGGTCTTGCGGCCATCGACCTTGCCCTTGGCAATGTCAAAAGCTGCGTTGATGTATGCGTCGCCTTTCCCGTCCAGACGCATACCGGGCAGAACAGTTCTGATGACCTTTTTCTTTGCCTGCATCACAGGCAGGGTGTACATGCCATCCAGATGCAGTTTGTCGCCCAGACGGCACAGCTCCATGCGCTGGTCGACCTTCTTCTTGACGATGGCGTCGAGACTGTCATGGTTCAGCTGGCCTCTGTCATTGTCAGAGGCGTCGTCCTCATCTTCTGTGGGCGGCTGTTTGACATCGTCTTCAGCGGCATCCGCACGGGCTTTCTCAGCCTCCAGCATAGACAGCAGGGTGTTGATGTCGGACTTTGCGGGACCATCCTCCATTGCATCCCGGCGGGCCGTAATGTCCGCCAGAACGTCGGGTGTGGTGGCATCATCTTCACCATCGTCCTCAGTCGGCTTGGTGGGGTCACCACCCGCCGCCGGGTCGTTCTCATCGTCAGCAGTTGCACCGCCAGTAGCGGCCAGATATGCCTTGATAGCCGCCTCGATGCCGGCAGGGTCAAGGGACGAAGTCGCAGGGGAAGCGCCTTCGCCATCATCCGCAGTCTGCTTATCGGGTTCCACGGTAGTATCGTCGTCCATGGTGGTGCAGGTCTTCTTGTTCTCGTCATCCATAGGGTCAGTACCTCCATTGTCTTGGCCGTCCATATTCAGTCTTGCATCATCTCCGGCGCGGGCGACGGCAACCAGCGCAAGATGATTCACGCGGATGTGGGTCTGGATTGCATCGTAAGGCTCTCCCTCCCACTCTCCGGGTTCCATGATAAGATCCTGATAATATCCAACGGACAGCTCGCGCAGGCCCGACGCCTTTACAGCATCGGGGTCGTCAATGACGATTTTGGCACGGACGGTCTCGCCTTCCTGCTGTCCGGGAGTCAGGATTGTTCCCACTCTCTCCCGGCGGGCATTGTCTTTGTCTATCACCTGCGCATCGTGGGTAATGATGATGGGCTTTCCCTCATAGCTTGCAAGGCTCGCCGGGTCAAACACATCTTCCGGCCTGCGCAGTTCTCGACGTTCCGAACCATCTTCCAGCTTGTACTTGAAGATGCCGGTGCGGGTCAGGATGGGGTTATCATAAAAATATCCCTCGGTGCTGTAATGCTCATCGACAGGCACGCTGTCAGCACGCATTTCGCTCCGAAGGACTTGCGGCGGATTTTTCTGATTCATTGTTTCTTCTCCTTAAAGGCTTGAGAATTGAGCCTATTAAAGTCAAAAACGGGTTTTGCAACACAGCGGCACTGGTAATCCTCGCCGGGGTTGCAGTGTCTCCCGGTGTAGATTTTCCCTCGCTTCGTCATGTACCACATTGCTGGCGGGTCATCATAACGAAACGTCTTACCATCAAGTTCACGATGGCACGCGCGCACACGTTCGTCGCCTGACGAACGCCAGATGTACTCCTTTACCCCGGCGGACTCCTGCCGAGTGCGAGTCAGGTCTGCGCTCAATGTTCCAATCTGGTCGCGGGCCAAAAGGTTCGCTTTCGATTTGGTCACATCGAAGCGCCGCTGTATCTCATTTGAAATTGCGGCGGGTGTTCGGCCCTTTGTAAAGCCGTCAATAATGATTTTCTCCATGTCATCAAAGCAATCGCTCTCGATGCTGGTTATGAAAGAAACATTTTGCTCCGCCCACCTTGAAAGCATCTGCTCATACCGCTCACCAATGAAGAAGTCTTTGCTGATGTCGATGCCGAGTGTAGCCCGGACACTGCGTTGCCATTCTTGGAGCTGGCGGCGGTCTGTATAATCCGCACATCGGCGGACATCACGTTCCAACGGGTCGGTTTTCAGCCGCCGACTGAGCCGATCACGCATAATGCGGAACCTGTTCTGGATGCGGCGCACCATGTCGCTGTATCCATCTTTTCTGATGCTTTCAGAAGCCGTATCCATTTCATCCGCAGCAATGGCCAGTATCTCAGGCATTGAATCGCGCACCACAGCTTGAAGCTCTTTTAAGCGCCTGTTCTCAATGGCCCGCATCTTACTTTCTGCCCATTGCGGGTATTCCGGCTCGATCTTTGATTTTCTTGTCGTAGAAGCCCGACTGTATCCGCCGGGGCCGTTGTTTCTCACTGGCATAAACACCTCTTTATCTTTCCGGGAATCTTCCCTCTGCCGGCATCAAAAAGGCCCTGCATCATTGAAGATGCAGGGCCTTTACGTTCATGGCATGCAGCACTTGAATGGGTTTGACCTTTTGCTTACAGCGCGCATCCGTCCAAGGCGAAGCGGAAGGAACGCGGCATATGGTCCCGCGCTGGCTCAGTCATGGAACAGGCCAGAACACTTCGCAGCGGTCTATTGGGAGCGGGGTCGGCGCTTCCTCATGCCATCGAGGTGCCGATTACGGTGTACGGCGGGTGGAGCTGGGGATGGGATTTGAACCCACGACCTGAAGATTACAAATCAACTGCTCTGTCCAACTGAGCTACACCAGCATAAGTCGAGGGTACCGGGCTCGAACCGGTGGTCTGGGAGTCAAAGGCCCATGCCTTATCCAACTTGGCCAACCCTCGATATGGAGCAGTCAACGGGGCTCGAACCCGCGGCATCCTGCTTGGAGGGCAGGCGCTCTACCAACTGAGCTATGACTGCAAACAAAAAGAGCCTTCGCAAAGGACGCTCTCGCGTCACCTGCAAAGGCTCTCAACGCCGTTATTGTTAATCAAACACCTTTTTACCTGCGGCAAATTTCTTTTTTGCTTCGTTCAGGCTGATGCGGTTATACCCGCCGCGATAATTGGGATCTGCGCGCTGTACGCCGTCATTTACCCAACCGCACACGGGGCATTCCTCAAAATCATCGTTCTCTTCAAAGTGATGCTGCCCACACAGCGGGCAAATGGTTTCGTCATTCATCGTTTTCTATTCCCTCAGCCTCAAGTCGGCGTCTATAATACTCTTCCCCATCATCGGGCTTGAACATCGTTCTTACGCCTTTCTCCGGGGAGCCTTTCGCAAAGTCATTTTTCTTTGAATCGTATCGGCATATAAGGCCATCTTTTGTCTTATAGCCCTTGATGCCGTTCCCACAGGGGCTTTCCAGAAGTTGAACTGCCCGCTTTTCGTATTGCTCCTTTGTCGTAATGCCATCGGGAGCGTACTCGGCGGCGTGGGTTCTTCCGTTTTGCCAGTGGTTATTCAGCTTCTGCTTGTTTGGAAACCCTTTCACTTTGAAAGCGTTTGCGCCTTTTGCCGAAACTGCGTTAGAATTTATTTTAGCATGACTTTGGGAATCATTCAAGTCTTTTGACGAATTTTCCTTGCCCGATTCATCTTTTGACGTTGTGTTCCCCATGCTGGAGAACTTTCCATCCTCATCGCGCTTGTGCTTGCTTGGATCGAAGTCATCCAGCGTCAGGCCCAGTTGTTCAAGATATTCTTCCACGCTCCTGCGGAATGGGTCGAACACCAGCCCGCCGGGGACCTCTTGGGCAAGAATCTGTTCTGGGGTGAACCATGTGGCGGTGAACATCTCTTCCTGATCGCACACCGGGATTCCCGCATAGTCGTTGACGCGGTATATCTGCACAGGGAGGATTTCTTCTGGTTTTCCTTTACAGTTACCAAGATAGGTAATATTTCCAACGTCAATTCCAAACTCTTCTTTGGCTTCCCGGCGGAAGGCCACCCCAGGCGTTTCTTTCGGCTCGATATGCCCGCCGGGGCCACACCAGCCTTGGCCATCAGAGCGGCGCCCGCAGAGGATCTTGCCGTCCTGCACGACAAAGCCCGCCACATAGCCGCAGTCTCCTTCATCGGTAACAAGACCGCTGGCATCCGCGGCATTCTGTTGCTGACCATCAGCGGCTTCCTGCTGGGTATCGGCTCCGCCAAGTCCCCAGTCTTGGTGAATGTCCGCTTCCGTGAGAATGTTCTCTGGGTCAAACTGTTCGTCACGGACCATCGCGCGGCGAACTTCTTCAGCTTCGACAATTCCATTTGTGACGTATGTGCCAGCGGTCTGTGCTCTGGTGAGCTGTGCCGCAGCAGCAGCTTGGTCTTGTGCTGCCTTTTCATCGTCAGACGGGCTCCACGCGCTCTTGTAGGTCACGGTGTACTCAGGTATCTCCTTGACTTCCCTGTTCCAAACCATGCCGCGAAGAATCAGCTCAACGAGGGTGCGGGTGTTATCGCGGAGGTCACCGTTTTGGAGACCCCCGACGAATTCCTTGTAATTCTCAAGGTCACTCTCTCCAGTAGCATTCTCGCCCGCCGGGGAACGTCCAAAAAGCCGCGTCTGTGGGATATGAGATACAGCAGACAACATCGCACAGGCATTGTCCAGAATGTCCTTAACGCCAGCAACAGACAGGGATTGAACGCCCACATCCTCGCCGTCGGCATCAATAATGACCATGTTCAGCAGATTACGGGCAAGGTCAAGCATTTCCATACGCTGAAGAACCGTATCCTCGCCGTCTGCCGTGGAAAGCACACCAGCAAGATTCTTCATCTTGTAGGTCACCATCGACAGCCGCTCCAGCAGGCGAATAGAATAGCCGGGGCCTATGCTGGCATTTCTCAGCTCTTCACGAATGCGCAGATACTCCGGGATGCCCCATGTGCGGTAGAGATTAGCCATAGTGGAGCTTTCCGGGATGTCCGAGTTATGGAAAACAAGGCATCTGGACGAATGCACAACATAGTTGCCGTACACGCTGTTGACTTGGTAGTACTCCGGGATGCCAGTGCCGCCCCGGCGGTAATCCTCATCGTCCGGGTTGTTCTCATATCCATTGACCCAAAGAGGATACATTTCGTTGCGGCCATATACCAACAGCTCTTCGACGCCGTGCACGTCACGCCAGTTCAAAGGATCCTGCAGGAGCCGCCCGTCGTCAACCAGCATCACCACAGCAGCGCCACCAAAGAGCCGCGCCCAGCGCAAAGCCTTGGCAAATTTACTCTGGTATCGGATGGTCTGCAAATGGTTGTCGATCTGCTTCTGCAAGTCTTTGTCCTTGATGCCGAGGTCGATGCCGTTCTTGATTGCGTCGTCCGCCGGGGCATCAATAATGGTTGAGAACAACCCGTTTCCTGCATAGAGATCGGCCAGCTCCGTATCGCTTACCGCAGAGCCAGACGCCCACTGGTAGTACTCCGTGCTGTCGTGCTGGGTGCCGTACTTGTTCAGTACATTGTAGTAACCGTCAAGGCGCAGCTGTGTTTTGATTTTTCCGGGAATAACTTTTTTCACGCTTTCTCCTTTCCGGTTATGTTAAATCAGACTGCGGACATCAAAAATTCCGCCCTCGTATAATGCCAGCGCAACTGCATCAGCCCGGTCCGGGCTGGTCAGGCCGCGCTTCTTTAGCGACTCCTTGCTTTCAAGTTTCAGCTTGGAGGGCGCGCCGCTGAAGATATACTTGCGGGTCGTGAGCTGACCTATCAAGGTCGCGTCATCCGGCAAATGCAGGAGACCAGACGCCGCCATGTCGCGCAGGACAGCCCACATCCATGTTGAAATATCGGCATATCTCCCGGCGGCTTCCTTGTCAGGAACAGCAGACGAGAAATTGACAGGAACAACCATGAGTTTGTTCAGCTTCTGCCGAATCTTCTCCCTGTTGAGAATGTCTGTCACTCCGCCGCCCACACCCGTATCGTCAATAATCGCATAGATCAAACCGCGATACTGCGGATGCGCTGTGCGCAGGGCCTTGTACATTTCGATAATGTCATCGGCTGTTGCGTACAGGTCTTGGCCGTGGCGCGTGACCAGCTTTTGAATGTCCCCGTCAATGTTCTTCGCAATGGCGGTGTCGTCGTTGCCGAAGCGGGCCACATCGCACCCAATAGAAATTCTGGCCGGAATGCTGTGCTCAAGCGGTTCAGTATTGACCGCTTTTGTGGCAAGCGCCATCGGAATAAAGACGTCGTCCTCATTTTCCGGGAACTCGCCGTCAACACGGACGCGGACCACATTGCTGTTCTTGCCGAACTTTCGCTCCAAGTCAGCAATATTTTGCTTATTCGTGCGGGGGCTGTCCCTGCTGGACACCTTCATGCGGTAGTAGGACTGGGCATCTACGGTGTGCGAATCGTGGAATGTGCCAGTGTTCTGCGTTGGGTTTCCGCACATCAGTAAGCGGTTGTTATCGCCGGACAATGTGCCCTGTATGGCCTCCATGATGGGGTCAGCAACGCCGGATGCCTCGTCCACCACGAAAAGCATATTGTCTTCGTGGAAGCCCTGCATATTCTCTGGCTTAGTGGCTGTACGGGCCACGGCGAACCAGCGTTTCTCATGTCCTCTCATGTAGACACGGGTCTTTGTCCATACAAGCATGGCCTGCAAGACAGGACTGCGTTCCTGCCACTTGGCAATCTCAGCCCAGAGCACATCGTTCAACTGCTGGCGGGTCGGTGCCGTGCACACGACGCGGGGATACGGGAAGCAAGCCAAAAACCAGAGCACCAAGTTTGCTTCAAAAGCTGTTTTTCCAACGCCCTGTCCTGAACGGATGGAAACTTTGCGGTGCTGTGCAATGGCCGTAGCCGCTTCTTTTTGCCATTTATCCGGCTTGAAGCGTGTAACCTCTTTGAAGAACAAGCAAGGGTCTTTGCGGTACAGCGGGAGCCGTTTGGCGAAGACTTCACGTTGTCTCAGCGCCATCGTCCTCACCCTCCACTTCTGCGTCCGCTGCCTCGACTGCCGCTACCCAGTCGTCTACCAGCTCATTCTTGCCGCTGTTGCTCATTCTGCGCAGGTCGGCAAGCTGCTGTATCACCTTAGACTTCTGGCGCTGTACATCGGTCAATAGCCGCTCTAAGCGCTCCACGATAAGGTAGCTCGATTCGGTGGTGGTTGATGTCTCAACGCTGGTGCCAGGGAGACGTTCTTCCTTTTGCACCTTTGCATCTATCCGCTCAATGTAAACTTCCTTGTCATGGGCCTCTTTTTCCTTATCCTCATCCAGCCGGGTAAAAGACCTGCTGGATTTTGATGTATGCACCGACTGGATGTGCTGCTTCTTTTCCTGAGCTGCCGTGATGCGCTGGAGCAGGAACGCTTCGCGGGCGGTCAGCAGTTGAAGCTCCTGTATCAACAGATCCTCCGCGTCCACGTCTTTCGTGCAGTCCTGTATAGCTTTCTGGTTTTCTTCGGAAAATGCACCAAACATCACAGCTGACCAGCCGCCATGCTTTAGCGCATTCTGATTTCCCGGCGGTGCCCCGCCATGATTGCCAACAGCGTTGACGTTCCCTTTCGGCGCGCCGCCGCGATTCGGCCTCTTCTCAGGCTGAGCCGCCGGGTCTTGCTGGGCGCATTTTGAAGATGCACCCTTTGGGTGCGACGAGGTGCGCTTCTTGGGTGCACCCTTTTGTGCATCCCAATACCGCTTTTTCCAAGACTTGACCGTGTTCAGCGATACACCCAGCTTCTTTGAGATTTCGGTGCATCCCATCCCTTTCTTATAAAGGGTGAACGCCTTGTCTCGCGTTTCCATCTACATCGCCACCACTATCCTTCTTCATTTTCTGTCCCGGTGTCGGGCCGGGCCGTTGTGTTGTTCCAAAGAAAAAGCGCCGACCCTTTGCAGAGCCAGCGCCGCGCCCCCCTCTTACACGATTCTTGCAAGAGCGGTTTTAGAAATCACCATGTTGCCGAGTTCCACGGCCAAGAAAGTGCCAACGAACAGCCCTGCGGCCGTCAGCAGGAACGGCGCTCCCACCATTGCGTACAGCTCCACCCCGATGAACAGAGCCACGGACAAAGAGAGGATAACAGCTTTCCACAAAATCCCCAGCTTTTTCCACGGCCCCCAAACAACAAGGAGATACGCCACGCCCTCAGCCATCAGACCAAAGGCCACATCGACAGGCCCAAACGGGCTGGTTGCGTTTGCGATTGCGATTCCCAGCAGAACCGCCGGGGCATATTTCTTGTCCTTGAACGGGAGTGCACAGAGCATATTTGCAACCCGGAATTGGATTGCACCCCACGACAGGGGGTTCAAGGTGGTCAGCGCCACATACAATGCTGCAACAACGGCGGTCTGGCAAAGAGCACGAGTATTTTTCATCTTGCGCCCCTCCCTTATACTGTTACCGTTACATGGCCGTGCACACCGTCGGTCACATCCGACTCGACCTCGACCCAGTAGGGATGAATCTCCCCCGTGAGCCACTGCTTCAGCTTGCAGGCGGCGTCCTCAATGACAAGGCTCTTGCCATCCAGCTGCTCACGAATGAACTTGTCGATTTCGCAGTAGTCCGGGATCCACTTCTTCGGAGTGATAGTCACGGTGAAGTTGTTCGTGTAGTCTGCCTTTCCGATAGGGCAAAAGCATCTGCACTTCTGGGTGTACTTGATTTTCGACACCCCATACTCATTCTTGAACTTAGGCATTTTCCTCTCCTTTCGGCTTCTGGACGATGAACAACAGCTCTTTCGCCTCACGCGGGAATGGGATAGCCATAAACGCTGTGAGAAATGCAGACGGGACATAGGACTTCATGCGTTCATAGAAATCCTTGAGCGCCGACGGCTGTTTGGAATAGAACTCGTCCATTTCGCGGACGCTGGTGACCAAACCGACCTCCTGCACAATACTGAATCCGATTTCGGTCAGCTTGGCTTTCAGTTCATCGTAGCCCCACTCATAGACATGAGCGCGGTACTGGGTTTGATACCCATTGCCTGGGGTGTTCGGACAGGAGAGAAACATCTTTGCACCCGGCTTCATCACCTTGTAGCATTCTACAAGGCTTTTTGCGCCGTCCGTAGGGTGCATATGCTCGATGGCGGAGGTGTAAATCACGAAGTCGGCAAAGCCCGCCGGGATGACCTTAGACATCTCTGCGACGTTGCCCAGCTTCCAGCCCACCCGGAACGGGTAGTAGGAGGCCAAATCCTTGGGTTCGAGGTTCTTTGCAGTTGCGCCGCGCATCGCTTCCTTGATGTTCGCCTTGCTGATGTCCACTCCAGTGTAGGATGCAATGTCCTTTGCGTAGTAGCGCAGCAGCGGGAGCATCAGAGAGCGCCCACAGCACACATCCAGCACGTTCATCCCCTTTTTCGCCATATGGGCGGCGGCGAGGTGCTGGATATAGTTCATAACGTCCAGATTGGTGAAAAATCCGTCTCTGAACTGCATATAAAAATTCCGCATCTGGTAGGTGGTGCAGAGAATCTTTTCCCTGTCCATGCCATCCTCGACGCGGTAGACGATTTCTTTATCCACGCCATTTTCCTTTCGTATCAAGGTATTTCTGGTACTTTATCCACTCTCTCAACGAGTACTCCCGGCGGCGGCGATAGTCTGCGCCGATCATCCCCTTGGGCGGTCTGACCACGACCATCTCTGTGCCATTGAAGTATGAGAGCCCTCCGAAATTGACCTGTGTGGTCCATGTCGTGCTGTCCACGCTGTAAAAGCCGAAACTCACTGCATCCTTTTTGGTGTACCCCAGACCATGCACCCGCACCCCGCAAGAATTTGCATACTGCACCAAACGACGGATATAGCCGTACTCGCTGGGCTGTATGTGCTTGATTGCGAAGCCGCCGATGCCGATATAGGGATAATCCCTACACAGGCGCTTGAACTCGTCCAGACCACGGGAGCGGTGCCAGACCGGAATGCTTTGCTTTCCTGTCTCTGCTTCAAGTCGCGCTCTCATGCGTTTTACAGCGTCATAACCTACGATGGAATCCACATCCAGCTCGAAGAAATGCTGCACGTTGTTGCGGTTGATAAAGTCGATGTACCGACTCAGGTATCCATCCCAATCTACTGGCTTTGAAGACGCTTCTATACCGTGCATAAAAGTAAATGCCCCGCTGTCGAGCAGGAACATTTTCCATTTTGGAATTTCTTCGATTTGCCATGGTCGGATGTAAAAGAAGCTCTCCAGAACATATTCTGGATGGTACTCTTTCACAATCTTCTCGGCCGGGAATGTACCTGCCAGACATAGCCTCATGTCTCAAACCATTCTCCGCAATGCGGACATTGGATGAGCTTAGAGCCGCTCTGCTGCGGCACAGCGAGCTGAGAAGATTCCGGTTGGGTAGATTGCTGGGTCTCGGCGCTCTGCTCTGCATCGGCCGCTTTGGGCGGCTGTTGGACGGGTTCCGTAAAGAACTCCTCGAAGTCGGCATCCTCCACTTCCCGAAGAAGCCCATCAAGCTCCACCTCGCTGAAACCCGTGTCCGTCAAATCAACGTCCAAGGCTTTCAGCGCGTCCATTTCGGCGCGGAGAACATCATCATTCCACGAAGAAGCCTCGGCCACCTTGTTGTCTGCGATGCGGTATGCGCGGATTTGCTCATCCGTCAGGTCATCGACCCGAATACACGGCACTTTGTCCATGCCAAGCCGTTTTGCGGCCTCATAGCGGGTGTGTCCTGCGATGATAGTTCCTTTTCCGTCGATGAGGATGGGGACACGGAAGCCAAACCGCTTGATGCTCTGCGCAACAGGCTCAATGGCCGCTTCGTTGTTCCGGGGATTGTTCTCATAGGGATGGATCTGCGAAATATCCTGATACACTACTTGCTGATTCATTTTTTCTCCCTTCTTTGCTATCCCGCTGGCGTTGCGGGTCAAATTGGGGAGCGGCGGTTTTCCGCCTCCTTTCCGGGCATAAAAATACCCGCTCGGTGGCGAAACCGGGCGGGCAATGCGCTATGATTAGAATTTTACGGTATTATTCTACCACATTTTTCATGCCGTGTAAATGACATGATTTTGACATCGGCCTACTCCATGTCCAAGGCATCAATGCCGAACATGAGCGCCGAGATTTTTTCAACGGCCGCATCGTGGTCTCGGTATGCCTGACGGGTGCTCACGCCCTCCAGCGCCGCAAGCTGCTCAATGGACTTGGCCTCGTCGTCAATGTACATCGCTTTGATGATGCGGTAGCCGCGCTTATGAGCCTCGTTCTTGCTCTGTTCGCAGTACGTCTCGTACAGGGCCAGCATCGAATCAATATGACGAACCATGATTTTTGTACGGCGGCAGGAGTTGCGGATCGATTCGACCGTAATCGCGTTATTGCGCTGAAGCATCATATCAAGCAGTTCCAGCGCAGTTTCTTCTTCCTTGCCGTCATGGTCACCCGTTTCGTCCGTATAGACCGCGCCCGTGCAGTGCTTCTTGAACATCCGATAGTTTTTCAGCAACAGCTTCGTGTTCCGAAGTCGGCGGTCACAGCGGCCTGCGGCTTTGCGGGTCTGTTCTGCGATAACTTCCTTGGCGCCCTCACGAGCAGCCTTTCTTGCGGTTTCCTGAATAACGGCCATCATTTCTTCCGGGATAGTCATTTTGCGCACCCTCCTGTTCTATCGTTGCCAAAATACATCAATTTAGGTATAATAGACTTGCTCTATCGGGGGATTGCGCAAGCGGTCCTCTTTTTTATTACTCAGATAGATTTCATCCTGCGGGTCACCTCGCTCTGACTCAGAACCGCCAGCGGCACACGCTTGATGCCCCGCTCAGCCGCCATCTTAGCCGATACGGCCTCCATCGCCCACAGCATACCCGCACTCTGGGTCTCTGCGAAGCCACCGGGCAGGATATGATTCTTGCTTTCCCGCATATCGTTGACTTTGAGTTCTTCCTGCAAAGCCTGTTCCGAACAGCGGCGAAGCAGCTCCATTGCGTAGGCTTCACCGTCCTGCTCTACCCATCCGATGTACTGCCGGTAATTATCCAGCGTTTCCCGCTTCAGGCGGGCAAGCCGTTCCTTACCGAAACCGAAGGTCAGGTGCGTTGTCGCCGCCATAACCAACCATGCAATTTCCGCCCCCTCATTCTGGGCCATGCGAAGCTGTTCTTCCTTGCGGTTGCGCGGGGCCTTGGTCTGCGGAAGCCGGACCTCAAAATCACAGATGCCCTTCAAGTCCTCCCGCATAGCATCCGTTGCGCTTTTGCGGTTCTCGGTCAGGATTTTTGTTTTGTACCGCTGCTGAAACTCGTGCATTTCATTACAGGCCCGCTCTAGGCGCGTAGCTCCAATGCCCTCTTCCTGGTGCATGGCCACTACCATACACCAAGTGAAGATCTGCGCCGTCTTATCCCGTTCATCGGCCCGCTGCTGGCGAATATTCTTCATCTGTTTTGCCATCTCCAATCTTTGCACCCCAAAATTTTTGCCAAGAGCCTTTTTGTTTTGCTGCAGTCCCAATAGTTCTTACACCACTGGCACCGGCCATTGCACAGGAACGCCAGATGTGCTTTCATGTGCCCTCCTTTGCATTTTTGACCTTCGGGCCCGCCATGTGATTCACAGCCCAGGACCAGCCCGCCATGGGCAATGCGGCCACGATCAGGACAATAGACGCCAGCGCCGTCACCGTCTGGTCTGAAATAACTTCACGAATCAGATTCATTTTTTTGCTCCCTTTCCGCACGCCGATTGAAGTACTTAACCGGGGAAACTCCGCGTTCATTACAGTCTTTGTTGCTGAAACTGACGATGGCACCGCAAGTTCTCTTATTGGTGCACCGAATACATTTCACGCCCGTACCACTCATAACTTCATAGGTAGATGCGCCGCAGAACGGGCATTCCTTGCTCTTAGGTTCAACGTGTGCTTTCATTTGCTTGCTCCTCTCTGTTCCAGTCTTTTACGGGTGCATAGTACCCACACATCATGCAGCAGACAATTCTGCGACGGCTCCCCAGCAATACGATAAGCCTTGGCGTCGTACTTCTAAAAGGTTTTCCCCATGCCAGAAATCTGCTTCCGCATTTAGGACACGGGAGAACCGCACCTGTTTTCTCCATCAGGATCCTCCCCTGCGCACCGGCTTCTTGCCATTCCCGGCAAACTTTTCAGGCCGTTCATCACTCATGCCGCGAGCCAGAACTAGCGCCCTCTGGTCGTTCGGCATCTGGTAGGTGCAGCCAGTCGCAACGTGAATATACAAATCATTCAGAACGGCGCGGGCAATTTCCGCCGTTTCGTACTGACCCAGACGATATACCGCACCGCCACCGGTAGGAACCGCTTTGATTTCGTGTTCGGGACTCACATACACGCTGGTGCACTGGGCAATGTTCGTGATGGAGTCCCATTTTTTGTTCATGACGTACATTCTGCATCCTTCACATAGCGCCAGCTCTGGGGCGGGCTGGTAATTTCCACAGGCCGCATACCAAACCGTGTCTCTTGCAAGCCAGTGAGTTCTCGCAGGTCGAGTGGTCGGTCATAAATTTTCAAGTTGGAAATGTGCCATCCCCAGCCGGGGTGTATCCCAAGATATTTAGAGAGCTGTTCGTCGGTCAGGCAAGTAGTAAGTTCTTCTCGCTGGACATTTCGGTACTCATCGTTATTTTCTGGCATGGTGTAAACCGGCAAATCCAGACTTGGGGCTGTAAAATTGAACCCCACGCTATCTCTATCGACCTTGTAAACCTCATCGCAGACAAACTCACCAATTACTTTTCTGTCCATCTTCCGCAAGCCCTTTGGTGACCTCATTAGCCATCCGCTATTGCCGGAACAGTAAATGTACACCTTAAACGGCGTTTCGAGCTTTGGGCAGGTCTTGCGCACTTCAACCGTTTTCATCCCGGCCCAAATCAGCTTGCACCAGTTTGGACGGACGCTCAGCAAAACAGCTTTACTCACTTTGCACCTCCCCGCCGTCCAGGTCGCCTTTGAGCTGTTCGAGCTTTTCGAGCACGATCTGCTGTACCTCTTCAGGCTTGCCGACGATCTCAACGAGCTGCGCCAGCATGATGTAAACATCCGCGATTTCTTCCCTGACGCTCTCGTGGGCGACCTTGATCTTCGCACCGTTGCGGTAGTTGAAGGTTACGGCCCGCTGGAGATTGCAGATTGCCTTCGTGAGCTCTGACATTTCCTTGATCGCCATCTGGAGCTGAGGGGCGGTGCCGTACCGATTGATCGCCCGCCGGATGGTACTCAGACCGTAATTAGGAATGACCGGGATTCCTGCATCCTCGTACCATTTGAGCTTTTCCCGCAGGGTCGCGTAGGCCCACAAAATCGTGTAGTGCTCTGCGATCAGTCCGTCAATGCTCTGCTTCGGGTCGTCGAAGAGGTGATCGGTCAGACTTTCGGAGAGTTCCATATCGTTGCAGCCCAGATCGATGCTGCTGCCATGCCCCTTGACGAGCTGCCGCGCATACTCGGTCAGTGCCATTTCAGGTTGCCGCAGCCATACCCAGCCGTCCTCGCTGACGTCAGTAAAGTTGAGGGCAGTCTGAAAATTGTTCACCGGGTTGTCGGTCGTCAGCCTCGGAACACTCTTAATCTTTTGCTTATCCATTTGCTCACCCTTCTTTTTGAATCATCGTCATATCGTAGCCGCTCTCCACAAACTTCACGCAAAGGTCGTGATTGATTCCATTTCCGAGATATGTATAGATGTCCGTCATTTCCTCCAACGTAAAATTCGTACCCAGCAGCTTGTTGATGCCCTCAAAGTGGAGTTTTCTTTCCTTGGGCGAGACTGCTTTAATTGCAGTCCGCGTAAGCCACTCCAAAATTTTTGCTTTCAGCTGGGTTTCGTCGGTCACATCTTTCAGCCTGAAGCCGGAATCAGTTCTCAGGCTGAAAATGAGTTCATTTTGCATATTCACGAACGACTGCGGGAATGCTGCTTGGATTTTTCCAGCCCACGGGGTATCGAAAATATTGAATTTTTCTACACCGCTTGCGGCTTCTGGCTCTTCTTTGGCAAGAAAGTCAATCGTATTTTCGACATCTGCCAGCGTGTGGATATGTCCCAGTGAACCTTCCATGCTCAGCACGGCCTTCAGCTGGTCAGCGTTAAGCGTTCTCATTTTTTCACTACCTCCTTCGGCGGCAAAGGCATCCACCCGACCACAGGAGAATCCACGCGGTTATTGTAAACATCCTCCGGGTTGAAATGGCGATATTCCCACCAGCCTTTGGGGATGAGATAATCGTCATGCTCTTCATCATAGGTGCCCCACTCGAAAATCTCTTCCCAGTAGAACTTGCTTTTTTCGGACAAAACAGTGCCATCTTCGTAGTGAGCCGTCGTAATCCCATATCCGCCGCAGGCTGTTTCGAACAGAATCAGCACATCTTCTTCGACTTCAGGCGGATTCGTTTCAGGATTCCGCCATTTCGGCCACTCACTTACAGTGGGTGCAGTCGCTACCGTTTTCTGAGCGTCTTTATAAGCCGCGCTGGCCGCAGCGCTGTGCGCTTGCACCAAGCGCTCTTTGCAGGAGAACCTCGCCATCAATTCATTGGCGTCAACCAATCGCTTCTCAGCCATTGTTTTCCTCCTCATAAATATCGAGCTTCATGTCCAGTGTGTACGGGGTGTCCACCGCGGCGTCAGCATCCGGGTCAAACTGCACGTCCAAGCTCCCATCTTTCAGCGAAATGGTGAGCACACAGTTATTGAGCTTTGTCGTAAAGCTGTCGCCATCGTTCAACTTCCCATGGTCAGCCGCGTACAGCTCCAGCGCCGCTTTAATCGCCGCGTTCGACTGTTCAATCAATCCCTTTTCATTCATCCGAAATCACCTCCATCTTCGCCACATCGAATTTTTCATACTCCGGGTAGAAAGCCTTGGCCATTGCTTTTGCCCGCGCCGCTGCGCTTTTACCGCTTTTATCGTCAACCAGCACATACGGCAGGAGTGCAGAGCCATGTTTCCCGGATGCAGCGATAAGCATCTCATACCTTGCCATCGTCTCGCCCTTTCTCTGGTTTCGGCGGGTGCGCTTCGCTCTGGCGATCTATGTCACCCTCCGCACAGCACGCCGCATAAATCAGAAGTGCAGCCATCACCGCCAGAATTGCCAGCACAATCCAATGCCGCATTTTGCATCACCCTCCCAGAAGATTTTTCATCATGTATCCGGCCATAGCCTGTGCATATGCCTGTTTAGGAACGTCCGCCGCACCATTCTCTTCCAGCAACTCTTTGATGCTGTGTTCACGCCCTGCGCCGTCAATAGCCCGGACTCTGGTACTGCCGCGATTGACCGTCACCGTTTTCTTATCGCGCGGGTGGATGCCGAACGGAAGCTGGAAGTCTTTCTCGAACACCCAGAGGTGATAGCAGTCGCAGACATCCACCAGCCTGTCCTGCGTCGGGAACACCTCGACGGCGGCGCGCTTTTCGCCGAACAGGTCATTTTTAATTTCCATCTTGACGGCCCACGGAATATCCCCGCTGCCGTCGCTCTGGCCGACACCCTCTGCCGCCGTAATCGTGACGTGCTCGACCTTGCCCCATTCCGTGCGGAGCAAACGAGACATCACGCTGTACTTCTGGTCTTCGCTGATCCACGCCCGATCCATCTCCCTCATCCAGCCGTGATAAGGTACTCCCAGCTCTTCAGCCGCCTGTTTCGGGGTAATCGTCTCAATCCACTTCATGTTACTACTCCTTTCCAGTGCTCATGCCCATCAGCTCCGGCGTGTCCACTACATTTCCAACCACCTTTGAGGTCAGAACCAAGCTTGCAAGACCATGCTCGACAAACTCCTTTCGGTTCTCCGAAAATTCTGCGTAGAATCCGATATGGCCTACGCCGTAGTCGATGTATTCGCCGTATCTTACGGCAAAAATCACATCTTTGCCGCATCGATTGTCTTTCAAAATGTCCCCCTCAAAAACAGGTGCCCCGTTTCCGTCCGTCAGAGTCGTGTTCATGCCGATCGTAAACGGCTTGACGAGATGGGCGTATGCCGGCTCTTGCTCGGAGTTGATGTACCAGCCCTCACCCGGTCGGCTGTTCTTCACACCCGGTGAGCGAATCAAGAATCCTTCATGCCAAGTGCCATCTGGGGACTGCCCACGAAAAGTTCTACCCTGCATCATGCTTCCTCCTTGACCTTGACAGGAAGCACCAGCGCTTCATACTGCGGCTCAATCAGCTTTACGGGGGATAGAGGGCCGACCACCCATGCGCTGACCTCGTCTCCTTCCATCGACTTCAATGCCTCGCTCAGGAACTCCAGATTAAAGCCGATTCGCAGGCGCTCATCCAGCTTTCCGTTGAAGGAAAACTCCTCATTCATCTGCGCAATCGTGCTACGCATCGACGCTCTACCTGTGCCGCCGGGTTCCAGATCCATCACCAAGGTGCTCTTTTCCTTTGCGTCTGCAGACCGAGCAAGTTTGACGCGGCTCAGAACGCCCAGCAATTCTTTTCTGTCAAGCACGATTCTGGTCCCCTCACTCTTTTGGGCTGCAATTTTGCTATAATCCAGAAACGGTTCTGCGATCAGGCGAGACTTCACCTCAAAATTGTTGTCACTGAAAACGGCCTTTTTGCGGTCTCTTTCAATACTGACGCTCCCATCAAGGCCCAGCGTGTCAATCGCCTTTGCCGTTGCCGCCGGAAGCACAAACTTGAAATCGCCATCGGCGGTGCAGCCGATTCGGCTGATAGCCATTCTGTACCCATCCAGGGCGCAGATTTCCAAAGTATCGTCGCCGTTGTGGGAAAAGCACAGCCCTTTGTGCGCCGGATGCCGATCCTCCTTGGATACAGCGTACAGAACCTTTGAGATGGCCCAGCTCAAATCGCTCGCGCTTACCACGCAGCGTTTCGCATCCTTTCCCGGACCATCAAATGTGGGGTAATTCTCCGCCGGCGTCGTGCTCAACCGCGCCCGCGCCGTGCCGGACTCTATGACCAACCCGCTCTTTGTCACGTTGATGTTGATTTCAGGGGCTACTGCTCCGCTGATAAAATCCACTCCACGCGGCGGAATAACGACCCCCTGCGGAACCGGGCTGGAAAGTTCTGCCCGAATGCTCAGTTCCAAATTCGTTGCGAACGCATCCGGGCCACTCAGCAGGATTCCCGTGCTGTCGTTGCCCACTGCGCGAACCTCCGGCACCGCTGTTCGGAGCTTGGAGAACAGCGCTCCAATTTCGCTTCGTTCAAACTTCATCGTCTTTTCCTTTCTCAAAATTGTCTCTGCTGAACTGCTCATAGCATTCCGGGCACATATAAGCCACCCGCTCCGGGCTATCTCCACGTTTTCTGCGCAAGAGCAGCGCGTACATTTCTTTCATCGGTCTGTACTTGCCACAGACCGCGCAATACTCCCACAGACGCTCCTTCTGCACGTCACTGGGAACTCTCTGAAGAAGCGGCTGTGGTTTCTCGCGCCGCATATTCTCAGCACCCACCACGCTTTCCATGCTGCTCCGCATGAAGACAGGCGTGTCGGTCGCATCCGCTGACGTAAGAATATCTTTAATCCACTCCGCTTTCGGAATGACCTTTCCGACGTTTCGGCCCGTTTCCGCGCCGATGATGACCCACTTCAACTTCTGGAACGCTTTTGTCACATCGCCCTCAAACGGGCCAAGGAGCGGCTCTATCGCTACGAACGCATTATAGTGTTCGTTCGCCCATACGCTGCTTTCTCTTACCGTCGCTGTCGAACCGTACCAGAAATTCTTGTTTTGGGGTAGCTTCTCGTGATTCGCAAGCTGCTTATAGCGTTCCGGATACTGCGTCAGAAAAATGTACTGGTGCTGGGGCGCTTCATCAGCCGCCGCAAACACCCGAAGAATCCAATCTTCAGGAACCCACGGCCCGAATAAATCGCCATCCGTGCATACCATAATGCTTGAGCCAACTTTGACCTTTTGAGGCCAGTCGAAACGGTATTTGTGCATGGTGGGCAGAAATCCCGTTGGACTGTTCAGGAAGCGCTTGCTCTTCGTTTTCCAAGGGGTATCCAGCTCAAAGAGCTTTTCTCCCACCTGCTGAACTTTCGGCCTTTCCGCCAGATTTTGTCTCCAATCGCTTGCAAACCTCAACGTGCTTTTCCTTGCGTAGCAATACCGGCAATCTTTCAGGCATCCAGTCACCGGATTCCAAGCATAATCGGCCAACTCATTCTTTGTTCTGTTCACCGATAAATCCTCCCCGTCTGGTTATCCACGAGAACAATTCGCTCCACAATTAGATTACAATTTGCCAGAACGCTTCCAGTTGGAATATATGGGATCAGATAAGGCTTTTTTGTGCGTTATACACAGGC